TGATCTATAACCTTGTATGTAGTATAATTAGCACAATTATTGGGGTGCAGAAATGACAGTAACAGCAGCAACAACTAGGAACGATTATGTTGCCACAAGTGGGCAGACGGTATTTCCGTACACGTTTACCGCGTTAGCCGATGGCGACATAAAAGTCCTGAAGAACGGTACAGCCTTAACGTTAGGCGGCTCCAATGACTACACCCTGAGCGGAGTAGGCTCATACGGTGGTAATGTCACGTTAACTAGTGGTGCTACTACTGGTGACAAGATAGCCATATACCTAGATATGGACTTGGCGCGTACAACTAACTACCAGAACAGCGGTGATTTCCTAGCCCTAGACGTTAACGGTGACTTCGACGCACTGTGGTTAGCACTACAGCAGTCTGAAACCACCCTAGATGGCGCTGTAAGGCGGCCTCAAGCTGATTCAGGAACCATTAATATGGTTTTGCCTGCGGCAGCTAGTCGCGCTAAAAGGCTGTTAGGATTCGATCTAACGGGTGCTGTTGAAACCATTGATTACTTAGATGCTCAAGAAGTAACTATTCTTACCGTGGATACGTTTACAGGCGATGGTACTACTACAGCATTTACACTGATAGACGCGCCAGTAACCGCATCATTGTTGCAGATTACTATAGATGGCGTTATGCAGGCAGTAGCTTCATACACGTTGTCTGGTCTGGTGGTTACATTCTCTGAAGCACCCCCATTGAACAGTGCTATTGAAGTACGCAAGTTCATAAGAAATACTGATGTGCAGGGTGACATTACTGCTGTTACTGCTGGTACAGGTTTATCGGGCGGCGGTACTGAGGGAGATGTAACTTTAAGTATTGCAGACAATGGTGTTACCCTGGCTAAGATGGCTGATGACTCTGTTGGTGCAGCCGAGATTATTGACGATGCAGTAGGGGCAGCTGCTATAGCTTCAGTGCCTATTGCGGTGGGTATTACATCAGTAGTTACAGCGGCATCTATCACGGCTACTGTTAACACGCATGTCTATGTTAGTGCGGCTGGGCGAACCATTACACTCCCTGCTTCACCGACTATAGGGCAGAGAGTCCTGATTACTGTAGGTAACTTTACTGATACAGTAGTAGGTAGGAACGGATCAAACATTATGGGTAGTGCAACAGACTTTACTATGGATGCAGCGTATCTCTCCATACAATTCATATTTACGGACGCAACGCAAGGGTGGGTGATGTCGTGAGCAACTTTACAGACTTTATAGGTGGTGGCGGCGCAGCTACGCTTGAAACAATCGTACTTACTACGTCACAAACGTGGACACCTCCAGCTAACGGCACAGCACGTATCCATGTAATTGGTGGTGGAGGTAGTGGCGGTTCTAATAGCCAAGGTTATAGTGGATCAGCAGGTGGTTATTGTCGCAAAGACGTAACTTTGTCCACAGGAACAAACTGGACAATTGTTGTTGGTTCTGGCGGTACGCCAACTGGTGGTAACCAAGGAACCGTAGCAGGCGGTAACAGTTCAGCAACTGATGGTTCTAGCACTCTTACAGCAAACGGAGCTACACCCAGTGGCTTTACTTCAGTCCCAGGAACTGCTTCAGGTGGTGATGTCAACTACACAGGTGGGCAAGGAAGCAACGGTAATGTTTTTCCCGGTGGCGGTGCTGTAAGCGTACATTCTAGCGGAGGCGGAAATGCCGCATTTAGCGGCGGCGGAACTTCAGATGCAGGCGTTGACGGTTTTGTGCCTCTTGGCCTTGGACAGCTTATAGGCGGCAGCGGTGGTAATCAAGGTCATGCCGCTGGAAACGGAGGGTTTTTGTCGGGCGGCGGCGGGGCACTAAGAAATGACAGTAATACGCTTGTTGTTGGCGGCAATGGCGGTATTGGTGCTGGCGGTGGAGGGGCTTGGAACGGTTCATCTGCTTCCCAAAGACTGGGCGGCAGAGGCGGTGACGGCATCGTAATCGTTCAATATCTGACAGTATCGTAAGGAGAATAAAATGAAGTACAACATTAAAGATGCTGACGGCAACATCGTAAACACAATTAAAGCAGACGCTGCCTTTGTAGAAGCAAACTTTGAACACTATGAATTGTGGACAACACCAGAGCCTACAGCAGAAGAAGAAGCTCGTCAGTGGCGCGATAAAGAACTGTCGTTCACAGACTGGATCATACCTTTAATAGATCATCCACAGCGTGAGGCTTACATAACGTATAGGGAATCGCTAAGGCAGTGGCCCTCTACAGAGTCTTTCCCCGAAACTAAACCGGAGCTATAAACATGGCCTTAACTAAAGTAAGCGGCCGGTTAACAACAGGCATTCCTACTGCTGGTAATCTTCCTGATTCAGAGATAGGCATTGTTGCAGGCACTATACGGCAAGACGACACAGACAGAACAAAGTGGTACTTCATCAATGATGTATCGCATGAGCCTGTGGGAGTTTCAGGAACCTACGCTACGGCTAGTGGAGGAACTATCACCCTCAACTATGACACTACATATAGCGAAGTCATCAGCATGGTTGTTGCGCCTGATGAAACCTTTGCTAACCAAATGAACATTAGTTGCGGTGGCTCAGTAGGTCTTAGCCGTGTACTTATATCCGCATCTTCTGCCTTTACTGGGGCATTTACACTGGAGTGGACTGGTTCAGCATGGTCATTCATTAGCGGCACAGCGCAGCTACTAGACCCTACATTCGTGTCTTACAATGCAGGTACTCTAACTCTGAGCCATGACTACTGCCGAGGTGCTGCGATTACTGTTGCCCCTTGGAGCGATGGCGGTGAAGTATTGAACCCATACATTCCTTTGGTTAAGACAGTAGGCCAGGATCAAGTAGCTATACAGTGGATTGATACCACGACTGGCAACATTGTTACTGACGCAACGCCATCACCTAGAATGAAGGCGCTGATCACTAAGACTAATGCTCAAGGGCTGTTCCTAGATGGAACTAATAACGCTACAGACATTAATGGTATCGACATGGACTTGGGTAACTTCTGGTTCTACGGCATATTTAAGAAATAAATTAAAGAGGTTTTACAATGGCTAATCCATTTGAAGGTGTAAGCGGTCAGTTAAATGGCAGTGTTTACGACATGGTTCCCGTCACTCCTAATGACGGTGCAGATAACTTAGGTGCTGGTAACATTGCTATCGGCCTGTATATTACAGTGGCAGGGGCAGTAACCTTCCTTAACAAAGACGGAACGCAAAGAACTGTGACCGTCCCAGATAACTTCTACTTGGTATGCTCAATATCAAGAGTCAAGTCTACGGGTACTACTGCCACTGGCATACACGCATTGGTGCTGTAAATGATTGGCGTTGGAGTAAGTGTTAAATTCCTTGGCAAAACCGTAGGGGCTGGGCCAGGTAATTTGGCTCCCATTATTACTAGCAGCCCTGTTACCAGTGCATACAATGGCGTTGCCTACTCTTATCAGGTTGAAGCTACTGATCCTGAAGGCGGGTCACTGAGCTATTCACTGCCTACTAAGCCTAGTGGTATGACTATCAGCGGGTCTGGTCTAGTGCAGTGGACTCCCTCCAGCGTAGGTTCTGAAGCCGTTATTGTAAGAGTAACTGATGATAAAGGTGCATTTACAGATCAAGCATACAGTATTGCTGTTACGGCTGTATTGTTACTTGATATTATGGCCGCAGGCGGTGGTGGAGGTGGTGGCGCTAACTTAGGTGGCGGTGGTGCCGGTGGTTTTGTTGCTTCTTTTGACGGCAAAGCAGCGCCTTATGATATTAATTACACTATAACCATTGGTGCGGGTGGAGCCTCGGCTACTGCCAATGGAGAGTCTGGCGGCGCTGGTGGCACTTCAACTGTTGTTGGCGGTGGTTTGGCGGGCGTATCTGGACAGGGCGGTGCTGGTGGCGCTTTCCAAAATTCATCTGCATCAAATGGCTTTGTTGGTGGTGGAGCGGGCAGTTTCTTTCGGGGGGACACAATATACTCTGGCGGTACAGGCTCTGTCGGTGGGGATGGCGGCGATTCAGGGGGTAGAGGCGAGTTCGATACTCCTGCTCAAGTCGGTTGTGGAGGAGGCGGCGGAGGCTCTACGGGTGATGGAGCGAATGCTACTAACCTCCAGGGCGGCGATGGTGGCGAAGGGACAAACTGGAAAAGTTTAAACTTTGGCACTTACAATCAATTTGGTCACGGTGGCGGTGGCGGTCACGGTACTTTCACTTCATATTGTAGCACCACAGCTTCTTCAGGTGTTGCAAGCAATCAGGGGTCAGGCGCAGTAAATAACAAAGGAAATAATCTCCAGTCTGCTACGGCTGGCCCTGCTGGTGGACATGGCGGTGGCGGCGGCACTTTGGATAACAATGGTGGTGATATTGCTGGTGCACCAGGAGGAGCGGGAGCGGTAATTATACGCTACGTTACAAGCGCGTTAGATGGTTCAGCTACTGGTGGAACTGTATCTACGTCTGGTGGGTACACATACCACTATTTTACTTCTTCTGGCACTTTTGCCCTGTCATCTTAATTTGGAGGCCACATGGCACATTTTGCAAGAATAGTAGATGGTATTGTTGAGCAAGTTATTGTTGCAGAGCAAGAATTTATTGATGGCATCGAAGGCGCATGGGTTCAAACATCTTATAACACGCGCGGTAACGTCCATTATGGACAGGATGGAGAGCCGGATGATGGTGCAGCACTGCGAAAGAACTTTGCTGGTATTGGGTTTATATACGATGAGACGAGAGACGCTTTTTACCCGCCACCGGTTTACGCAAGCTGGGTATTAAACGAAGACACCTGCATTTGGGAGGCTCCCGCAGAAAAACCTGATGACAACCATTACGATTGGGATGAAGATGCAGGCGAGTGGGTGCCGGTTGAATGATTGCAGAGATTACCGCAGTAGTAGGTGTCCTCAAAACTCTTAACGCTGGCATCAAAACGGTTAAGGAGTCAGGCTCACACCTGTCTGACTTAGCTGGGCTGTTCACTTCTCTCACTGAGAGCAAGGCTGCTGTTGAGAGCATCGAGGAAGCCACTAAGACAGGTGATCATGTACTGACACAAGAGGAAGCCCTGGAGTTAGCATGGGCTAAGAACGCAATCAGGGAGCGTGAGAAGGAACTAAAGAAGATAACGCCAAGGGAAGTGTGGAGGGATATGCTTGCCATCCAGCATCGATCCCTCAGTGAGCACAAGGCAAAGCTAGAGAAGCAGCGACTAGCGACTCTTAGAGAACAATCTAAGAAGGAAGATTTAATTAAACACACGGTTGGTGTAGTGCTGCTGATTGCAGTGCTTGCTGCTATTTATCATTATGGATTCTAACATGACCGAAGATACTATCACGCGGATGGAAGCGCATGAGAAAGAATGTGCTATAAGATACGCTAACATTGAACGTAGACTGGATGACGGCAAACAACGATTCGACAAACTGGAGCGTATGCTGTGGATGATGTACCCCATGATCATCTCCATCTTTGCAGTCGCTAAGTGGATACAATGATTGAAGCACTACTAGGGCCAGTCACAGGGCTGTTAGACAAGTTCATCGAGGACAAGGATACCAAGAACAGGCTGGCGCATGAGGTGGCTACAATGGCTGCTAAGGCGGCCCACGAGAATGCCAAGGCACAGCTTGAAGTTAACAAGGTAGAGGCTGCACACAAGAACATGTTTGTAGCAGGCTGGCGACCAGCAGTAGGTTGGATATGTGCATTCGGTATGGCCGGTAACTTCATCCTAATACCTATGGCTAACTTTGGCTTGGCGCTCGCTGAGTCAGACATCACTATACCCCTGATTGCTTTGTCTGAGATGATGCCTGTACTAATGGGCATGCTAGGTCTAGGTGCTATGAGGACCGTAGAGAAGGCTAAGGGCGTACAGAGAGAGCGATGAGATACTTCAATAGATCAGACTTTGATTGTCAGGAGACGGGCAACAATGAGATGTCAGATGAATTCCTGTGGGCACTCGACTCACTACGCCACGTTTGCGGCTTCCCATTCATTATTACCTCGGGTTATAGAGATCCGTCCCATAGTATCGAGGCGCGAAAGGCCAAGCCAGGTACTCACGCTCAGGGCATCGCTGCGGACATTAAGATTAACAACGGTAACGAAGCCTACGAGATCATCAAGCACGCGCAGTCAATGGGATTTAATGGTATAGGTGTGGCTAAGACGTTCATCCATGTAGACACACGGCCCGGTATGCCTGTTATCTGGTGCTATTAACGCATCAAACTCTTAGCGGTTTTCTTTGATCGCTTGAATGCCTTGGCTGTAGGGGCACCAGCAGTACCGGGCTTACGCATCTTCTCTCCAGACCCTGCTGCAATGCGCTTACGTTTAGCATGTATGTTAGCGTATAGACCTTTAGGCATTACCATTTACTCTTGTTGGCCCAGTATGCTGCTGACATCTTACCTTTGGCAATGTTCTTTGCATGACGGGCTTTGAATGATTTGCGTCTGGCCTTTTGTTTAGCAGTCTTGGGGTTAGACCCTGCACCGGACACACCTTGCTGACCATAGCGAATAGTCTTTACCTGATCCCCTGACTTCGCCACAACGACGTGCGACTTAGTGGGGTGACTGGGGGTGCGCTTTGGCTTGTTGTAGCCAGAGACACCGATACGCTTGAGTAAACTATTCTTTGCCATCCCGTGATTATACCAAAAAAAAGACCCCAGCATAAGCTAGGGCCAAGGAGGGAAAAACCAATACAATTTCAAACGTAAGTAAACGACTTCCTATCCCGAAGGACACTGTTAGTCTACATTAAACGTCAGGCAAAAAAAAGCCCTGAAACTAATCAAGGCTTTTTAGTCCAAACATCGGACGGCAATCCGATATCTGAGTGATTCAGGTGGTGAGACACCCAAACCAGATAGCGAGACCACGAACGGTAACTAGCTATCAGGTGTGAACCCGAGAAGGTCTACACTAACGTTTATGAGAAACGTACATCTAGTCTACATCAAATGTAGGATTAAGCAAGCCTAATTGTTCCTCATCTGGCGGCTCACTCAACAGTTCTATCTCCATCTCCATGTCTGCCCAGAGTTGATCAAGCTGTTCTCTGGCATGCGCTCTCTTGGCATCCTTGTACAGCACAGATTCAATGATGTTGAACAGCGTCTGCTTGTGATCCGGCAGTTGGTTGTGGTCACACTTCCTGATTAACTCAGCTATAAATCCAGTAGACATAGGGTTCTCCTATTTAACTCTTTGTTTC